TTTTGTGACGGTGGTAGGTCTTCACGTACGGAGAATTTTCCTGGACCGCCAATTTGTAATGGGCTATCTACCATCGGTATCCTCCTGTATCTTTTCTAAATCGTTTGAAAATTGTTCCCAAGCCTTATTAATTTCTGAGTTACGGTTAGCATTATAGATAGCTATTTCCATTAACTCTTCTGTTGCAGTTTGTACAGAACTTGCAATGTTATGTGCAAAACCTGAAAGGACTACTAAAAAATCAGCGAAGTGTACTGAGCGTGGAACTTTGTTATTATTATCCACGCCCAGTACCTCCGTCAATTAAAATTTACTTAACCCTTCTTTACTGCTGTACCTTTGCGACCTGCTGGCATCATTGATGGTACTACCTTGCCTGGTCCTGCTGGCTTGGCGGTATCCATCTTACCCTCTACAGGCTTTGACATTGGTGCTGCTGCACGTGATCCTTTGTTCATTTTACACCTCCCTCAGTTATGCTGCGCCGCTTATAGAAGCTAGCAGAGTTGCTATATCTGGACGTTGTTCTGGACCAGCAGCAGGGGCCGCTCCGCCTTGTTCTGGAGTTGGCTGCGAGGCACCTACGGGGGCCGCACCTGCTGCTGGAGTTCCTGGTGCTCCTGGCATCATCGCCATCTCTGGAGCTACTGGTTGTTCTTTAGGTGCAAATGCTTTACCGATTATATTTTCTAATTGAAGACCTTTTTGACGGCCTTGTATAACTTCTGCAATACGGGAAATGATCTCACTTGGGTCTTGACCTTGCGCTGCCAACGCTGGAATGGCTTGAGCATACTGAGCAACAGCCACCCGCAGAGAATCGCGCATCTCTTCAATATCAACACGTTGTTCCTCCTGCGTAACATTAAGCTCCATTGGAATCTCACGACGTACATAGTCACGAGATACGAGCTTGTCTGAACGCATCTGTAGTAATGCAATGATGGCGCGGTTAGGATCCATACCAGACATAATTCCGTAACGGACATCTACGCCATAGTTGCCATCAATCTGACGTGATGGAACGTACTTCATATTGAATGGAGTACCGTCATCTACGCCCTTGATTTCCTTGGTCATAGAACCAAAGACTTTCTCATCTACTTCAAAACACATAGCAACAAGGTCTGTAAACAAGCGAGCAAACTGTGCTTGTGCTGCCTTGATCTGTGTATCAAATCCTGCTTGCAGTGCCTGAACACCACGGCCTGTAACGATAGATGCGTCAATGTTACCTGAGCGAGTCTCTGGGTAACGAGCACCTGTACGTAGTTCACGCTCTAGAACACCAGATTCTGTAAAGACTCCGTTAGGTAGTTCTAGTGGAACACGGCGAATACCCTGTGGATTTGCAGAACGCATAATCGCATCAGGTCCCAATGCCAATTCTTGCACATCCTGTGGAATAGCAATAGGTGCTTGGATAGATTTTTCTGCTGCTTGGATCTGCAATACTGCAAATCTAGCACGAGCAAGTTGTACTGAGAGTACATCATCAAACTGTCCACGTGCTTCGCCATCAATAGATGAACGCATAGCAACGCTACCTAGGCACTTGCCTACTGGGTTAGGAATGTTTGCAAGGACTAGGTTCTTGCGCTCTGGGATAAAGATTAAGTCTTGGTCTTTGTCGTGGTAGCGAACCAAAGATACATAAGGTGATCCTGGAGAATAGACATTGCGTGGCATAATCTGGTCATAGAACTCTGGATACTGCATTGCCAATGTCTCGGCATCAGTTGCTAGGACCTGTGTGATGGAGAGGGTACGACCAAATCTATCAATTTCAGGATAAGTACCAAAAGGATTAAGCAGACGTATTCTCGGATTATTGGTTTCATAGTCCATCTCAATTAACGCTGGCAACATACCGTAGGTATTGAACCAGTCAGCACCTGTGTACATCTGGATCTGTAGTTCAGAAGATGACACGTAGTAGTTGGCAATACGTGTACGAGTATCTGCAGCTTTACGCTGAGAGTCAGAAACCATATTGGTAGCAGCGCAGTTAAAGGATGGCAGTGGAGACATCACTTCTGCCAAGTCACGTGCTGCTACATCTACGAAGTTAGCTACTAGAGGCTTTGGATATTCCTCTGAAAACATCGCTGGGTATACCTTGGAGATGTCACCTTGACGCACAGAGAGCACGTCGCGCATTCTCTGGTCACGTGCCGCGTAGCGGGTCTGTAGACGTGCTACCTTCGCTGCGACCTCTTTAGTTGATAACAATGTGTCTCCTTAGATGAATGTGCGGTCTTTCTCTGCGAGCAGTTCATCAATGTTAATGACTGTTCGCTTGCCCTGCTCGTAACGAGACAGGAATGGATTTTTCATATGGTGTACAGCGTGGATACCTTGGTTAAGCATTTCACGGGCGCGGATCTCACAGAACCACAACGCCATTACCATATCGGTCTTACCCTTGGTCGTTGGAGACCAAGTAATTAATTGTTCAATCATTGCCTTAATGTTTTCAGTTTGGTCACTAGGCATATGAATTAAATTATCGCGGTGGTGCTTTCCATCGTGTTGCTTGGTGCCAAACAATGTTGACATAGACGCAACACCGAAACCTGAGTCCCATTTGTTGTTACCCGTGTGATGCTCTCGCAGTAACACGCCTCGGCTTGCAAGGTTGGCACGGATGCCTTCGTCTTGCGTAAGGAAAGATTGAAACGCATTCTTCTCCACGATCCACTCACTAGGACTATAGAGGGAAGTCCAATCAAAGATTAGTTGACGGATTTGAGCAGGCGTAGGGCGAGTGATCTTAATAGCATCAACGATATAACGTTTATGAGTAACCCGATCAATAGCGTAGCAAACGGCGGCTGTATCACCAACCATAGCGGGGTCAAGACCGCAAATAAAAGAAAAGCCATTGACATCGCGTGGATGGCCTGGATGACCAGGAACCAACCTGCCCGCCTTACGCATACCATCAATGGAACCTCTCACACATACTGGATCGAATATGGCATCATCTGAAATATCTTGCTGTTGGTAAACCAGCGCCCAAGTAGATGCATCCATTGCTTGACGTTCGTTATAGAGGTTACGACCATTCCAACGTGGATAGAGGTTGTCCTCATTAAGATCTGATTCTTCTTGCCCATCAAATGGAGCATCGGATGCTGGCCACAGGGTAACCCACTTATCGGGGTCTTCATCTGTTTCAAGTAGTGCTGGCATAGCCAGGTACTTCCAAGGAACTAGGCCACCTGGATAGCGGTCTGGGTTACGCAGTTCTCGATAGAGGTCAACTGCTGCAACGCGGGTTCCAATGATAATTAATTTACCAGTAGGGTTAAGACGAGAACGTACGTCCTGTGTTAGCCACTTGATTTGGCGTTCAAACTCATTGGCGTTCTTGAGAGTGACAGCATCGTCTACGATAATCATATCGGCACGTTTGCCGTAGATCTGACCGCCGATACCAACGGCTTCGATATTAGGATCCTTCTCAGAGGATTCACGAAGCTCATCACCAAAGGTGATACGGGTAGCCTGCCAGGAAGCAGACTTAGAGTTAAACCCTACGCCAGCAGCATAAGCATTTTGAAGGTTCTCATACATAGGGTGAGTCAAACGCTGCTTGATGGCGTAGAGAAAGTCGGCGGCTAGTTGCTGAGTTTGGGAAACAATCAGCACACGAAAGTTAGGATTACGAGCTACCTGCCAGGTTACGTAGTCCACCGTGATTGTAATGGACTTGGCGTGGTTTGGCGGGATGTTAATAAGGATACGATTATTGGCCAGACCCTGCTCGAACTTCATCGAGGGGTGGAGCCAGGTAGGTTCTACGCCTTCGATCATATCCACTAGGTTTTGCTGGTGGGGGAAGGTCTTGGAATTTAGAAAGCGTTGGCGGAACTCGGCAAATGAGATGTCGTGGACATCGCCAGATGCGAAGGATTTATCCTTTAGTCCAAGGCGAGTTCTATCAATCTTGTCTGTAAAGATCTTGTCAGTACGTCGGTAGTACTCGTATGTCTTCATAGACTTACCAGCCGAGAGGCAGGCTTGTTCAATGGTCATACCCTCAGCTACACATCCTAGGATGATTCGCTTTGCTATATCTGCTGAGTTCTCAGCCATTGGATCTCCAGTATCTCATTGGGTTATAG